CCGCGTCATCCTTTAATGTTTGTGCTGCTACATCTATTTTCACTTTTGCTTTATCCACAAACGCGGTGAGAAGTGTAATTCTAGCCAGATAATAAAAGTCAAATTTTTCTTTGCACTCATTGCCACCAATAGTAGTCTCTGTGGCTGTATCTGCAATCAAAGGAGCAATATAGGCATTCAAGGTATTGTAGGCATCATCATAGGCAGCCTTTTCGGTGGTTATCTCAAGGGTAGTAGCTTGAGTATCATTCACGGCAAGTTCGGCGGTAATGGCAGCCATTTCTGTACCTATATCGCTTTTTTCTGCGCCTGTTAGCTTATTATCACTTGTTATACCGCCAATCCAAATATCTTTTGCGGTAGCATCTACTTGGCAAGTAGTTAATGCTGTGTTTAGTGCTACCAGATCAACATTAGACGTATAGCGATTATCAATCCAGTACCCAGTCAGCACCTTATTACTGTACTGGTAGTTGGATATATAATTTATGTCATTGTTGATAGTCGTGATATCCAGACCATTTAAGCCAATCGGGATTAGCCGTGTAATATAATCATTCGTATTGCTCTGCGACTGCAACTGTTGCAGATTGAGTTGTTCTGCAAAATACGCGCCTCGGTCTGCACCTTGTTTTTGGTGAATATTTACGGCTTTGTGAACAGCATCATAATTAATCTCGCAGGCATAGGCTTTTACAATCTCTGCCATTATGTCATACACTGAACACTGCGCTTTCCTAACAGTCCGTAACTTGGTAACATCGCAGTATCCGACTACCCATCCAGTACCAGCCAGAGCGAGGTTTGCGCTCTCCTCTGGCGATTGTTCAATAGTTTCAAAAGATGCTAATAAATAACCTTTCAAATCCTCTAAGTTGACTCGGCAAACAAACTGTGCCCACTCCACCCCATCTTTAGCGCCCTGGGCATTTATCTCTTTAATGACGTATTCATTGTTCTCATTTCGAACATAGCACTCAAAAGCGATTAAGGGATACTGAGGATCTGCAATAGGATATGAAAAGTAAAGCAGGTCGTCTATGTTGACCGCCTGCTCGATATAATAGTCTTTGCAATTCGTCAAGGCACCTATTTTATTATGGTTGGTATCATATAAAAGGAGCATTTAAGTGCCCTCCTGCCTGATTATTTTATGTCTGCTGCGAATGATTGATCACCAAGACTAACAATACTAATCGTTGACTTCATGGCGATAACCTGTTTAATGATCTGTTCGCCAACCTTGATTTGCACGAGGTAATTACCGGGGTCTTTGCTAGGGTCAATAGTCTTCGGTATATCCTGTTCGACATTTTCCATTGATTAACACTTCCTTTTAAATAAATTTTGGCTTATACGATATCTGCACAGCCACGGTAGTATGGTCGATGCCTATTGTATTTACTCCGGGCTGCAACACAGGAAAGGCCCAGAGGTCGGCATCGGCAAACTTATTCACAATGCCCGATCCCGCACCCTTTGAATAGTAGCAATTAAGACTGACAACCTGCGATCCAATTACTGGCGTGACACCCCAGACACCATCTGCACCATAATGCTGTATCCAGAGAATCTCAATGATATTCCATCCAGCGTTCAAATTAAGGGTAGCCTCTGCAGACCCGTTATTATTATCACAGTGGTAATTGTGGCTGTAAACCAGCACTCCATTGCAATAAATACTTGCACCATCGTCATGATAAAAATAGAATGGCAAGGCTTGGCTTGTCGTAACACTGACTGCCGTTTTGAGATACCCAAGATAATCATATCCAAGACCATACGCAAGACTGTTCCCATCTGATATAAGTTTCTGTGAATAAGGGGATCCCACTGGCATGGTGGCATAAACTGGAGCAATATGGATATCTGTGTCGTCGGGGTTGGCAAAGGCTGACATGTTATACTTCCGGAAATTCCACTTTCCCGCACCTGTTGCTACATTTAAGGTCGTATCAATATCTGCCTCAGTAACGGTACACTTCTCGCCATTAATAGTGATCGGAGTGTTGGCGTGTAGGTTGTTAATTATGATTGGGTTTTTGCTCAGGCCCGTCAAGGCTGCCGATATTGTGTCAATCGTCGGAGTGAGTGTTACCACTGCGGGGGTGGGGAGATTGCCTGGGACTGTTATGGTCTTAGAAGTTATGCCGTTCATTGTTTCGATTACGGCTGGCTTGTAGGCATAGCCGCTTTTGAGTTCGACGTTTAACAAATAAAAGCCATTCGTTATCTTTTCGTTTGATTTATTTGCTATGGTGCAATCATAATAAAAGCTTACATCATCGAATTTAATTGTGCTTTTCTCAAGTTGCTGAACTATATTGCTAATATTGGTTAGTGCTCCGTCATCGGTAGTGTCAGAAATGGCGAACTGTATATTTATTTTTTTAAACTGTTCTGTCTTACCCGAATAAAGAGGGTTTAGCGCATTTCTCAGCCAGTCGTCATATGTTACTACATCAGCTGTTTGTATGTCCTTAATCGCCAATATCGCTTTGAAACTGGCTATATCAATGTTATTTATTAGCATTAGCCCGCCCTCCTTTGCACCAAAACAGCCGCCTGATTCATAAAATAATCAATGTCTTTTTGCTCGGCAAAAGAATATGTGCCATTAAAGATGACTGTTTGTGTGAGGCCTTTGTCCCCGTTCTTAGCCATCTCCATGCTCACATCGTGCGGGATGATCCGGCTCCCCCGGGGGAGATCAACAATTTCCCCGCCTAGTTCGTTAATGTGGGTTAGACCGCCGCCGAAGTAGTCAGTTCCTGCGGCATTCGACATGCCAATAGCGCCCCCGCTAGAGGTGCTGCTAGAATGGGTCTCTAGGAAATGTGTTGTTACGGTAGCCTGCTTATCCTTTATTGATGTGCCATTAAAAAAATCAAGTACCGCCTGAGCAGCTTGAATTACCCTGACAATACCGCCAAAAACAACACTAAAAATGGTAGCAACTAAATCTAAGCCCGGCTTGATAAAGCCATATATCTTTCCTACTATTATAATAAAATCACTTATAATGTTAATTACCAACTTGATAAGCCATACCAATATTGGGAAAACAATTTCAAAAATTGCCTGAATACCGGGTAGTGCTTTTTTAAAGGTATCCCATAATGCCAAAAGTATTGGCATTAAATTTTCTTTTACGGTTTGTACAAGTCTGTCAAATGCTGGTTTTATATACTCGTACGCTTTCATCACAGCATCTTTTATTTTAGGCCAGTTATCGAAAAACCATTTTGCCAATGCCGCATATCCTGGTATTACTACTTGTGTTATGTAATCTGCCACAACTTTTAAAACTGCTTTTATAGCGTCGGAAACACCCTTAACCATTTCTCTTATTGCAGGCATATACGGTTGTATCCACTTCCAAAAGCTATCAAATGCAGGTACGACATTCTTTGTAATAAAATCTGAAACGGTTTTAAAAGCATCAGTAATAGCCTTCATTGCGTTTGTGATAAACTGCTGAATTTGTGGCATATGGTCATTAATCCAGGTCAGGAATTGGGTCAGATAAGGCATTACGGTGTTCGCAATGCTTACTCCTACGCCAGCTAGGCTGTTTTTAAGTATTATCATTTGCCCGTCAAAGGTTTTGCTGGCTGCTAATGCACTTCCGCCAAACTCTTTGCCAAGTTCCGCAAGGATCAGTTTTTGAGCTTCCATCGTATGCCCTGATTCGACAAGGGTTTTAATTTGATCTTTCTGCTGTTCCGTGAGATTAACCCCGGCCTTGGTTAGGGCAGTGACTCCCTTAACCGGATCCTGGAGAGCCTTGCCCAGCATTATGGCACTAGACTTTGTGTCCTTGCCTAACGCCTGACTCATATCATTTACGGTTGTTAAACACTGCGGAAATATGTCCTTGCCCAGGCTAGTAAAAGTAAGCAAAAGGTTCTCGGTTTCCATGTTTACGCCCTTGGAGTTTGTGCTTAGATGGCTTTGAGCAGTAGCAAGCTTGACAAGTTCATCTTTGGTCATTCCACAAGCACCGCCGGTTGACTTTAAAACTGCCGACATCTGAGCTAATCTATCTTGTCCTTTTGCTGCTGTTTCGATCATAGTTTTTATTCCGAGACCTGCGCCGATAATTGCGCCAACTTTTAAGGCTGCCGAAGCGATACTCCCAAACGAAATGCCCATGCCTTTAGATGTGCCACTGGCTTTTTTATCTATGGAATCAAGTTTAGATGAGACACCATCGTCCTTGAGCAACACGGATCCAAACAACTCGAAGAGTTGAATAATAACCATCTCCTTCCCGCAATAAGAAGAACACCCCTACGAGGTGTTCTGGTCTGCCTGCTTAATTAACTCAGCATCCTTTAATGCTTGTTCTTTATCTACCTTGACTGTAGTTCCAAAAGTTTTATCCTTATAATCCTCAAAGCTCATAAACTCTTCCAGTAACGGGTATTCAACTAGCCAGCGCTCCCATAATCGTTCTTCATCTTTCTTCTTATAAGCGGTTTTAATAATCTCGAAGCCCATGACAATATCTAAATTCATGATGTAGTTCATGTCGCCGTATCTCGAAGCTAGGATATCTAGTAAATCAGCACTCTCTACTTGAGTGCTGAGGATAAAAAACCCCCTATGCCATCCTGGGCAAGCAGATCATTAATTAATGCCATTAAAGCGGGAATACCCATATCCTCAATCTCTTTGGCTGTTGAGTCAGTGACATCTGCCAAAAAATTATATATCTCTTTTTCGGCAGATCCGATGTTTTCAACAAAGATTAGAACTAAGCTTGCTTGCATTGTAGTTTCTGCTTTAGTTTTATCCTCGGCAGAGTAGTCTGTGACATCTTTTGCTACCTCTGCAATCTGCTTTTTAATGTCCATTTTCTTGACTATCCTGCTTAGGGAAAAAATGTCACTTGTTTTGAGATTTCTCATATATACTACCTCCAATTATTCCAATTAAAAAAGCACCCTGTTTTCAGGGTGCTTGTGACTATTTAGTTAGCCAGTTTGGCAACTTTCTATTTTATTAATACGTTCAACCTGCCGTATGCTATTAATTTTTTCTGCGCTGTGTTTATGCTCAAAGTTGTGGGCACCACACATAGGACAAACCTTTTTCTTCATAAACAGGAAATAAAAAAGATATACAATGCCGCCGACTAGCCAAAGACAGTTAACTATAAACCAGCCAAAACTAAACTTCTTAGTGGGGCTTACATTCTGTCCGCAGTTTTTACAATATTTCATTTTACTCCCACCCCCTTTTCCTTTTATTGTATACCTATTACAACAATATTGCAATACCCTGGGCAGGAATATTTAAAATAAAAGCCCCCAATTAAGGGGGGATAAATGTATTAAGGCACTACAACTATTTTGGGAAATCTTATTTCGTATGGGCTTACTTCTGGGGTTGCTGGATCAATGGATGCCGTAAATGTAATCGGTAAAATATTGTCGGTGGCATCCTTATTGCTAAATTTAATACCATCAGAACTCAGAGCATTTTTGAGCATAATAACAACTGGTTTAGCAGAGCCACTAATACGTCCAACTAATGCGACATTGGTGATGTAGTCAGTAAGTAAGATTTCTGTCTTACCTGTAATAACGTCATAGTCCAGACCGGTTGCATCAGTTACACCCATTAACGCAATGCGCAATATTTCAGCCGTAACTTCAAGCATGTTTACCTTGAGCGTGGCATCCGTTGATATAATCCTTGTTAAGCCCTTCACCGTGCCCTTTAAGCCGTCTACTTTTACATCACGAGTCTTTACCACTACAACAAATTCGTTACCCCCAGAGGTGGCTCCTAAGAGTTTTTCCTCGGTTTCACCATATGCTGTATAAATGGCTCCGGCATCAATCATGAGGTTTTGTAGTGTTTGTTCTGTATATCCAATAGTATTTTCGCTTCCTATTGCCATTTTAAAGTCCTCCTATTTTTCATACTTTGTGACAACATAACGTAATTCCCTGCGCTGTATATGGATAATCGGATCAGGCAGTACAAGTCTGTACGGCGTGTTCCGATTGATCGATACATACATAGTCATATCGTTGTATTGCAAGCGGTTTAATGCCTTGTGGATTGCATCTGCTATGCCCTCGATCTCGGTTATATCCGTGCTTTTATCATCCCAGATGGTTATTGAAAGCAGGTTATTGTCAGAGAATGTGTTGTTCGGCAGGGAGTTCGGGAATTGAATCTCTGCGTAGGGAAATACCTTTGCCTCGTCTTCGGGATAGTGATCAACGAAACATGGGCAGATCGGTTCAATTAGGGAATTGATCAATGTATATAGATTGAGCATCACTACTCACCGCCTAGCTTGCTTTTATAAAGGTTTTCTGCCACACTTGTAATTTTTGAGATGCTTGCCATTGCACCGGGTTCAAGGTACGGCTGTGCTCTCTGGCCTATTCCCTTTTCGACACATAGGCCATATTTGGCGGCAGGGGTTACACCTACATTGACACCTTCGTCTCCTGGCATCACCTCATAGGTTTCAGACCTTTGTAGGTTGCCGGTTAATACCGGGGTTATACCTTGAACCGTTTCCACCACTAAAGCCCCCACCCCCTGGCAAAACTCCTTTTTGCATAAGCGCATGGCGGCAATTACCTGTGGTAAATTGCTTTTATATTCCATTACATCACCTCTAAGGTCATAACCTCGAAAACATCCCACGCGATGATCTTTTTCACTTCGTGACTGTCTGAGCCGTATTTTAAGATTGTCCCGATCTTGATATCCGCGATATCCTCGATAAAAAACCGCTTAGTAACCGGGATATCATAGCCATACGCCTTAATTAAAAGCTCTTGGCTATACGGCTGCATGTCACAGTCGATGTCTCTTACCCACGCCAGCACCCCCGGGATAGTCACGCCGTTTACTTTTGTGCTCGGCCCCCGGTTCCATACGCCCACGCTATAATTACACAGCACAATTTACACCCACCATCCTAATAAACGGAGATGGTAACAGAGCCTTGACGCTCTGCTGTAGCCCATCCTCATATGTTCCCGACCTGCTACCTTGCCCAAAACTTTTAATGCCCTCCTGCCCGCGCTTGCGATAGCACAGCACCACATATTCGATCAGGGCGTCTTCATAGGCTGTAGCGACGTCTATGGGGGGTGTAGGGGGGTCTGTAATGGGTACGGCAGGGGCATTCATATAACTGGTGATCAGCGTTACACCCTTGCGGATATAGACGGCAAGCAGAGCATCTTTCGTTGTGTCAGTAATGCCTAAAACTGTTTTAATTTCATCATAATCAACAACTCCCGCCATGGGGCACCTCCTTAAAAAAAGGGAAGGGGCAGGCTTACGCCTTACCCCGTTTTTCTTCA